AATTCCCATCCCCTAGACTGTGCTGCTTCCTTTGCCGCTTTCCACTTGGCAGAATTGGTGATCCATGTTTGCATCTCGCAAATGTAGTTTCTAGACTGCCGTTTTGGTTTTTTGGGTTGACAGCATTGTTTTTTCGGCTTGACCTCTATCAGCATCGTTTTTATCCCGCCTTCGGGGGTTTTCATCTCAACAATAAAGTCCACGAAATATCTGTGCGGTTTCCTGTCAAGTGGGCTAATATACGGTATTACCACTTCTTCCGATCCCCACCGCAAAACACTCTGATTTGTATCGCAGAATTTCATAAACCTTCGTTCCCACATGGAGCGGTACACTATTTGCGTGGGATTACCCATGTACTTGGACGGATTGGTGGGAGAAAAATATCCTTTGTAGGGCATTATAGATATGTAGAACAGTCCCACGAGGAAATACCTAAATGGCATTACCCCCCATCGTAAAAGGCTCTCCACTCAGTCTGATTGCGGACACCAAGCAAACAGACGCGAACTATTGTTGGGCCACCAATTCCCCCCAAACAGGCTCCATAGTTGCACGGGAACTATTGGCTCAGAAGGGTCTAGACGACCCAACTACCAACAGTCTAGAGTCGTATTCTCCTGCCCTGAAGGGGTCTAAGGAAAAGCCTCCGATTATGAGGTATCCCACGGACATAGGAGGCCCGAGAAGCGAAATTCCCCATGTAATGCAATTCAAGATTTATTGGAGATGGGAGAATCCCGAGTTCGCACAGCAGGCTCAAAAACTCAAGGCAGAGTCCGAAAGCACACTGAAAGAACTAGAGGACGCACAGACACTGATCGAAGACGGAAATTTCAACATGGTGGACATGATGTCCTACGGTGGGCTAGTTCCAAAATCACAACTCGCAAACGGGTTGAACATGATTTTGAATCCTAGTTTTGTTGATCCTCAAGACCCGTCGAACAACAAGAATCTAGAGGAACTTCTGAACAACCCCGAAACCCGAGAAGAGGGTCGGCGTGTCATGGAGCGTAACCTCCGAAACGCAAATGATCGGGTAAACAGCATAGGCTCCGAATTTGGAACAAATATGTGGGGAGAAACCAACTTTGGAGCAACAGACATAACTCAGGACAAAACAGTTCTCAGCAACCGATTCAACCGATTGGTGAATCAGGCTACACCTCAAGGTTTGCAGGACGCACTCAGCAGCATAGGACTCAAGCAGCGCGATCCTCAATACGATCAGATGGTATCTATTTACCTTCCTGTTTGCACCCGCATAAATGGAGAAGACGCATTTTCGTACACAGATTTTGACATGAAGAAAGCCGCAGGAGCGGTTGCTGCACTGGCTAGTATTGGTTCGTCTGAGGGATTTGGTGACTTGGTTGGTAAAGTAGGAGAACTCAGTAAACAAGGAGCCGTGGCATATGCAACATCACTGGCGAAAGACAGTGCATTTGCTGGTGTCATTCCTGCGGTTACGGGATTGGTGCTGAACCCCCGAGTCGAAAAAATGTTTCAGCAGAAAGAAATTAGGCAATTCATATTTTCATGGGATTTCTATCCGCGAAACGAAGCCGAGGTTAGAAACATCAAAGACATCATCGACACATTTCGATACCATTCTCATCCAGCAAGATCAAGCGGTGATGTGTCGGCTGGTCAACTCTCAACCGATCCACAGATCATGTTGCGAGTTCCTGCTGAATTCACTGTGAAGTTTTTGTCTTCTTCGTCCAATGGTTCAGGAAACGGATTCGTGGAAAACGAATACATCCCGAAGATTTCTAGGTGCGTGATCACAAACATTGCAGTGGACTATACACCCAACGGTGTTTTCTCAACACTGCAAGACAACTCACCAACGGCATACACACTCACAATCACCATGTCTGAAGTCGCACAACTCACACGCGAAGATGTGGACGGAGGCTTCTGATGTTTTTCAAAGAATTTCCGGTAGTTCCGTATCCATTTTATCTTGGAGACAACAGGCAATACGCAATCGCAAGAAACCTGTTGCGCCGAGTTGCGTTTTCGAATCGAATCAATGAAGAAGTCGCTTTCACCCTGTACGACATAAAAGACGGAGAACGACCGGAACACATAGCAAATCGACTTTACGGGAATGCCAACTATCATTGGATAATTCTTTTGGCAAATGATATTGTTGATCCGTACTACGGCTGGTATATGTCGCAATCGGTTTTGGAGCAGTATATCCAAAAACGGTATTCGGGAATTGCCCTGTATTTCACAGATTCATCGGGAAACTTTGTATATGACACCGAATTTGCAAGCGGATGCACGCTGGAACAAAATGGTATCAGTCAGCCAATAAAGTTCCATCGGGATACTTTCTGTGAATTTGTCGTTGAGTCTCCGGTCTTTGGCATTGGTTCCGCGACAGTCCACAAGCCTAGTGGTTCTACTGCCGGAATATACATTCAAAAAACTCTTCCGTACTATCAGGGAGTTAACTATTTCCGTTTGGAACGACCAACAGGTGATGCCGAAGGTGCCAGTGGCGCACAAGAATATCCCGTTGTCGATCCTATTTCCAAGCAAACAGCGGACTACGAAGAATATGCGGCAGTTCTTGGAAACAAATACCCTCCTGTTGGTATCGGTGGAGCCACAGGCGCAACAGTAGAGTTTTGGGAAACATACATCGGAAAATACATGGGCGTTTCTGGCGACGAAATCAATTTGTACTCCGTCAGCAACTACACATACGAACACGACAAGAACGAGAAAAAGAGAACCATCAGAGTGCTTAATCCTGCTTTCCTGAAGCAAGCAATGAAGGAACTCAAAGCAGCGATGGGAGTGTAAATTATGCCAGACATGCACGGCAGCGACATAACCAAGGCAGGAGATTACAAGATCAGTAAAATGGTCTTGAAGTCCGGCATCAACGAAAAGTATGTTGATATCCGTGGACTGTACACCAACTTTGAAGTGTTTGAGGACATGTTTTCTCCGTACATCACCGCAAAGATATACATGATTGATTCGGTGAATCTGCCTGAGCAGTTACCGATCCGAGGTCAAGAAACCCTTGAACTAGAGTTTGTAACGGATTTTTCCGAAGTGAAACCCGTGAAAAAGACATTCAAGGTGTACAAGATAGACAGTCAGATCATAGACGACAACGGCAGAGGACAGGAATATGTGCTGCACCTCATCAGTGAGGGTGGTTACTTCAACTACACCGAAAGGTGCGGGTATTCTGTGAAGGGAAAGGTGTCAGAAATGGCACAAGAAATATTTAAGAAGCACTTCCCGGAGTATTTGTGGAAAGACAAACTGGACATAGAACAAACAGCCGACAACTTTTCTTTTGTCCTTCCGTGGGGATACAGTCCTTTCAAGGCACTTACTTGGCTTGCCAGAAAAGCAGTCGTTGGAGTGGACACAGACTACTCTCCCTTTTTCTTTTATGAAAGCATGGATGGATACAAGTTCAAGAGCCTGAACAAGATCATAGAGGACGGAGAGAAGTTCAAGGACAAATACTATTTCGTAAAAAGCAATGTAAACAGAAATATCGAAAACAATGAGGGGTCTGGCATAAAGACCGGAAGTGCATCCAAACTTCCAAGCATGTACCATCGCATACAGAGTCTGAAAGAGGATATGCGATTTGACATGATTGAAAACATAGGTTCGGGTGTGATTGGCTCTCATATGACCGTTCACGACATGATGCGGAAGGAAAAAAGAGAGTACTATTTCAAGGAATCTGACATCTTTGAAAAGGTCAAGAAGATCGGAAAGAATCCACATTACATAAAGAGTGACACCAAAGAGAGCAACGAATTTTTCGAAAAGAGCAATTCAGCATATTTCTTCGTGCCATTTACTCCATACACGGTGTTCACGGACTCTAATCAGATTACCGACAACTCTAGGGTGGAGGAGTATTTCCTGAACCGGAAGTACATGGTCAACACCATGCTTACGCAAAAACTTGTCGTGGAGATTTACGGCGACAGTGAAAAGCGAGTGGGACAACTGATGGAGGTGTTTGTCCCGAAGGTTGCTGCGGATGGTCACCTTTTAGATGAACCGGAAGACAAAAACCTGAGCGGAGACTACATCATCACATCAATATGTCATCGGTTTGGCAAGAAGTACGCTTGTCGCATGGAACTGTCTCGTAATTGCATGGGAGTATGAAATGAGAGAATTTGCAGGCAAAGAAGGATTTTTCTGGTGGCATGGAGTGGTGGAGGATGTTGGTGATCCTCTCATGCTTGGGCGGTGTCGTGTTCGCATATTCGGATACCACTCGGACGATTTGATTGAATTGCCTACGGAGGATTTGCCGTGGGCATACCCCATGCAGCCTATAACAAGTGCTGCTCTTTCGGGAATAGGAACATCTCCCACCGGACTTCTTGTTGGTTCTCATGTTTTTGGTTTTTTTCGAGATGACGAAGAGGGGCAAGACCCTGTTGTGTTGGGTTCTTTCGGCGGAATTCCTGCAAAGAACCCGGACAAAGAGAAGGGGTTTTACGATGCTTCAAACAGGTATCCTCCGACACAGGAAGGTGTTGACGAAAAAAAATATCCGATAGGAGTGTCCATAGCAGATGAACAAGACACAAACCGATTGGCTAGGAATGATTCTCCTGATTTGATTCAGCAGACAGTCGTTGGGTTTAAAAAGGCATCACTGAAGCAAAACATAAAGAGTGTGCCGGATATGAAGAGTAGGACAGAGTGGAGCGAACCGCCGACCCCATATGCTGCTGTGTATCCTAAAAACCATGTTCGGTACACCGAAAGCGGTCATGTTCAAGAGTTTGATGACACTCCCGGTGCAGAGAGAATACACACTCTACACAAATCAGGTTCGTTCACGGAGGTGGGAAACGGATGGACAGACAGCGGTGATCCAGACGGAACAAAAGTTGAAAAAATTGTTGGAAACGGGTATGAGATTTGTCTTGGCGACAAGATGGTATACATCGCAGGCTCGGTTGGTTTGAACCTTGTTGTTGACGGGGCTGTAAATCTGACCATAGGCGGTGGAGCAAATATTCAGGTGAGTGGTGATGCTAATATATTGGCTAAGAACAATATCAGCCTGCAATGTGAGGGAGACTTCAAGGCATCAGCAAACAAGATGGAGTTTTTCTCTGCTGGCGATGTGGGGTTCTCAGGAAAATCCGTATCGTTTATAACAGATGGTGGTGTCATGGTGGTATCTCAATCGGGACGGGTAGAAATCAATTCAGGCGAACCAACGGTAAGACCAGCCAAGGTCAATGTTCAGTAAGGAGGCAGCATGGGGAGGGTATGCAGGGCTAACATAGATACAGCGGGAGGAATTATTTTGGAGGGAAGCAGAACGGTATTGATTGACGGGTTTCCTGTTGCTCTTGAGGGAAATAGGATAGAGGATCACGGAACGGGAGAACACGACAACGCAATTGCCGTAAACGGAACTCCACGACTCATCATAGACGGAATTCCCGTCATAGTGGAAGGCATAAGCAAGGGATCGTGCGGTCATCCGGCAGTGTCTTCCTCTTCATCGGTTTTTGCAAACTAAAGGAATCCTAATGGCAGATGTAGGCCCAACACCAGAGTGCCCGTGCAAAGCAGCCCTTTCTGACGAGAGGAAGAATGCTCTTAATTGGGGTCGGAACAATCCTGTTTTTCAGAACCCCATGCTTGATCGTATTAGCAACGCGCAAGGAGCGTTTGCTGATTCCAAGGCAAAGGTAGACAGTATCATTGGAGCATTGGGTGCGCTTCCGGGCGCACAGGTTGGTCAATTGCAGCAATTGTCCAACACGGTTGGAAACATGCAAGGCATACTATCCAACTACGCAAACGAATCAAACAGGCTTTCGGGTCTACCATTTACCGGAAGTGGCCCTGATTTGCTGTCATTGGTAAGCACAGTTGGTGCTGCCATCAATTTTCAGTGCGCTTTAGGAATAGAAGGTCTAGATGTTGGATTGGGTATCGGACTGATGATGGAAGACGGCAAATTAAAACTCAATGTTGCTCTGAATGTACAAGCGGATTTGAGCCGGATACTAGACCAAATTGACACTAACGGTGCAGTAGGAGATATTATGAATAAGGTTAACAGCCTAGCAGCGGATATTGGAAATGCGGTTACCGCTATCAATAATGTTGCGGGTGAAATCAATCAAGCACTTGCAGAAGTAAGCAAATTGTACGATGATGCCTTGAATTTCATATCGCAATTCACAAGCATCAATTTTGCAATAGATTTTTCGAATGACCCCTGCACGAAGTTTGGTGTAGGCTTTCAGCAAGGAATACTGAATCCGGCATTCATAGATCAGGCACGAGCAGCAAATCCTCTTAATCGCGCACAGAACCCCGGATTTGGAGGATTCCCGAGCGGCGGTGGGTTCGGGAGTACATTTCGATGATTTTGGGAGATGACCCCGGTTCAGGGGCTGGTATGCTCAAAGACTTTATTTTTCATTTTGGAGAACTTGCTGGTGCGCTGGTTTTTGGAATGCTGATAGGGGTGGTGTCTATCATCAAGAAAAACAAAATAATGGACAAGTGGTCTGCTAAAACCGAAGCATCCAAGATTACAGCACACACGCGAGTACACGAAAGCCTAACAGAACTCCGCGTCATGGTTCGTGCAGGCAGGGCACTTATATTTCAGTATCACAACGGCGGCAAGTTTGCAGACGGAACTTCAATAAAGAGGTTTTCAGTTACTCACGAATCGTGTTCCACGGGAATAATGAGCATGATGATGGAATCTCAGGATGTGTTGTTGACTCGTTACATGGAACTCATATCGCTTATAGACGAAAAGCCAAATAAAATCATTGCGGTTTCTAGCCTACCCGACTGCTCGTTCCGTTCAATTCTTGAGATAAATAATGTCGTGTATTTTTCGGTTGGAAGCCTTAAGTGCGAGGACGGGCTTACACCTATGGGATTTGTGTGCTGTCATTGGTGTGATGTTACGGAGTTGGACAAATTGCACGAAGAAGGCTTTGACGATGATGCCTTGCAGGATGTCATAAGGAACAGTATCCATACCATCAATAACCATCTGATACACACGAAAACCACCTAATGCCAAACTACATCGGAACAAATCAAAAAACTGCTGCCAAAGATCCAGTGTACACTGATCTTGATGCAGAGATGCTGTTGAATCCAAAGACCAGTGATTTGATGATTGTTCAGAACTCCAAATCCATTCGTAGATCAATTCTCAATCTTTTGTCCACTTCTTATGGAGAGAGATTGTTTCAGCCAAATATCGGCTCTTCTTTGCGTTCGCTCTTGTTTGAACCAATTGATCCGGTTACCACTTTTGAGATAAAGGATCGTATCATACGAACGCTTCGAAACCACGAACCACGAATTGGAAGTCTCAGGGTAGATGTGATTTCAAATCCCGATGACAATTCATATGTGGTGGATGTTGAGTTTGGGGTTCGTGCCACCGGAGAGAAAGACAAGATCAGAACAGTTCTAGAGAGGATTCGCTGATGGCACAGAACAATACCGTAAATGTGGTTGGTCTTGATTTCGAGAACATCAAGACATCACTGAAAACCTATCTTCAGTCACAATCCACACTCAAAGACTATAATTTCGATGGATCGGTTCTGAACATATTGCTTGATGTGTTGGCATACAACACTCACTATCAAGCATTCTATTCCAACATGGTGGCAAATGAGATGTTCTTGGACAGCGCACTTTTGCGTCCGTCCGTGGTGTCTCATGCAAAGCATTTGGGGTATGTCCCGTCTTCAACCAAAGCGTCCAAAGCGGTGGTGGATGTGTTCCTAACTACAGCAGCGTCTTCAGACACATACCTCCCGAGGGGAACGGAGTTCGGAGGCACGAATCCTGCGGGAACAAGATACAAGTTTGTCAATCTTGACACTGTTTTTGCGGATGCAGGGGCAACTGCATTTTCTCCTGTTACTTTGTATGAGGGCAGTCTTCGCCGCATAACATACATCTACAACCGAAACACAAAAATAGGTTCTTATCTAATCATTCCCAATGATAAGGCCGACATGAGTACTCTTCGTGTTAGGGTGTACAAGTCCGTTACCGACACCACCGGAATAGCGGATGTGTGGACAGATGGATCGCAGTACCTTACACTTGACTCTACGAGCAAGGTGTATTTCATCCAAGAGAAGGACGCTGGAATATACGAGGTTTACTTTGGAGATGGTGTGTTGGGTCAGCAACCCGAAACCGGGAATGTGGTTATGATTGAATATGTGGAAACAAACGGTCAATCCGCAAACGGGGTTGATTCGTTCACCAAAAGCGATGCAGCAATAAGCAAAATAGAGTTTCATCCCGATCCTGAAACCGGAAGCACGGCTTCTGCTTCGTTTGGTGGCTCGGATGCGGAGAGTGTTACCAGCATAAAGTACAACGCTCCCAAATTCTATCAGACCGGAAATCGTGCAGTAACCGAAAACGATTATGCTGCTCTGGTGTTCAAGAAATATCCAAACATTTCCTCTGTGAATGTGTACGGCGGGGAAACCGTGACCCCTCCTCAGTACGGCAAGGTTTTCATTGCCGTAAAACCAAAATCGGGTGGAGTGCTTACAACCGGAGAAAAGGTCAGCATTGAGCAAGACATACGCAGAAGCAATTCTATTGTTACCATAGTCCCGAAAGTGGTCGATCCCGAGTACACCGATTTGGTTTTTGAAACCGTGGTGACCTATGATGCGGACAACCTTCCGGTTTCCTCAAGTGTCTTGAAAACCCTTGCGGTGTCCTACATTTTCGGTTATTCCGGTGCAAAATTGGAGCAATTCGGAAAAGACTTCTATTTGTCCAAGATGCAAGAGGGGCTTAACAACCTTCACCCATCGGTTTTGGGTGTGTACTCCAAAATAAAACTAAGGAAGACCGTTGACGCTTCGGTGGTCATAAAAAACAAGTCCCATGAGTTCAACTTCGGCAATCCCATTTTCCACCCCCACGAAAACAATTATGCCACTGTTTTTTCCAACAGGTTCGGTCACCGTGATTTGACCGAAACACTGCAAGAAGACTGCATGTTGGAAGACAACGGTTCGGGTGTTGTGAATGTGGTGCGAGTTGATCCAAACAACCCGGACAATCACATCGTGGTATATCCTTCGGTTGGAACCGTGGACTATGCTGCGGGAATAGTTAGGTTGAATTCCAAATTCGTTCCAGACACAAGCACAAGTGGATCATCTGCTTTTCCGATAATCGTATCAGTGGAGCCTGAAATCACGAACATATACGCAAACGAAAATCAGATTCTTCGCGTGAACACATCGTATACGGACTCTGTGGTGGTTAGAACCACAACCGAAACAGCAGAAGCCGCACTAAATTCATTGAGATAAAATGCCAGACATAAAGAACATAGTTCTAAGCACTCCCGCCGAAGCACTTGAGGGCATTCTGTCTCCATTCATAGAGGATCAGTTTCCTTCTTTTGCGAGAAGCGATTACAGAAAACTCATTCTGTTCATTAAGGCATATTACGAGTGGTCTGAAAAACAAGGAAATCCGTCTTTCGTCAACAGCAAATTGGGCGAAGTCATGGATGTAGACAATAGCCTTGAGCAGTTTTATTCCCATTTCAAGTCTCAATATTTGGACTCCTTTCCCGAACAACTTGCTGTCAGCGTTGAGGGATCATCACCAAACCGCAGAACACTCGTAAAAAAGATCAAGGAGTTCTACGGGGAAAAGGGAACGGAAAGCGCGTATCGTTTCCTGTTCAGGATACTGTATGACAGCAATGTTCAGTTTTTGTATCCCAAGAACTTCATACTTCGAACATCTGACGGAGAGTGGATCGAAGAGAAATCCGTGAAAGTGACTCGTCAAAACGAGCAGTATCACGATGATTTGGTTGGAGGACGCATAGAGCAGTACAACGGAACCGTGCTGACTGGCTCTGCAAACATAGATCGTGTGTTCAAGTATTATCAAGACGGTGTTCCTGTAACAGAATTGTTTTTGACGAGTATTGTTGGAACCATATTGCCAAATCAATCGGTTGTATTGTCTTCAGCATCAGACAGCGGAGTTTCACCGTTCACGGAAACAACTTTCAGCGTTCTTGGTGAGTTTTTCGTGCAAACACCGGGAGCCAACTACAGCGTTGGAGACACTGTTTACATTTCTGCTGCTGGCGTTGGGTTCTCTGCCAAAGTAGAGCAGACGGGTCTTGCAGGAGCAGTGAAGCGGATCAGAATCGAAAACTCCGGCGTGAATTATTTTGACTCGGTTACCGCACTTGTCGTGAGCGCAAACGGAACAAACAACACTGCTCGTGTTCTGCTGTCACCGACCGCAATCACCAATTACCCCGGATACTACAAGGGTAACCGTGGCAAGATTTCTTCCACGCAAAAACTGTATGACGGCGATTTCTATCAAGAGTATTCCTACATTCTGAAGTCCGCTGTCAGCATAGACAAATACTATTCCATTCTTCGTAAACTTATTCATCCAGCAGGAATGAAAATGTTTGGCTCCATACTTCTGGAGTCCGTGGTTGATTCTCCTTCGGGTGGATCAAGCCAAGTCACCCGTGTTGGTGTTCCCGTTCTTGGAAATTACACACCGTATACGCTTGGAACCACATTTGACTTGCGGAACAACGGTGTAACTGCTACTGGTCGTTGGTTCTTCAACGATGGCCCGGGAGGCAGTGGTGGCATTACGCGAGGGGCAACAGGTGACTTGTATCCTGTTGGTTACAATCCGTACATCGGGTCTTCCGCCGAAATTGGGCCTAGCGGCATTTCTTCACCCACCGGAACTCTTTTCCGCATGGGTGGAAGCGGCGGATTTACAGGGCTTGGGTACACATATTGCTTTGTTCCCGAGGGTGGCAGAACCGCACATAATCCGTTGGGTGCGCCACTTGGTGGAATAACCGCATGGCTGCGGTTTGCCGAATCCAAACTTACGCCGGATGTCGTTGGAACTTCTCCAAAAGCAGTGGTGGGTCTGACCCTGTGGCTGAAGCCAGAAAACATTGGTGTGTGCGGCGGATCAATGATCACTGGTCGGTGCATGGACATCTGGCGGGATGCTTCCCCTTCGCAAAATCACGCTCTACCTCCAAAGTGGAGCATGTGGACAACCAATCCTTCGTTCACGGGAGTTACTGTTGACAAACTTCGACCGACACTGGTCGTTGCTGATCGCGGAATCGCTGGACGAACAGGAATACAGTTTAATGGTGGTGTGGTTTATGGCCCAAATACTATATGGTTGCAAGCGGGGGTTTGCGGAGGACACACCGCAGGAACCACTCTGGGTGCATTGGCTTCAGACATTCCTTTTGAACCGGGAAAGACGGGAGAACGAATCCTATCAGGTCAGTTTTTCACGCTTACTCGCGGATTGACATTGACCAAGGACATGACGGCTTTCATTGTGTTCAGGGCAGGAGTCACGGCTAATGGTGCTACGGCAACTGGATACACCGGATCCAATCACGGCTTGGGATTCGTGTCATCAGACAAGCCGTTCCATCAGTTTGCACCTGCAACCATGTACTACCCGTTGTTTGGCACGACTGATGGAAATTTGGTCACGGAGCCGGGAGTTACACTGTGGACTGATTCCTTGAGTGGAACAGGAATTGCAGTCACAGAAAATGCAAATGTCACCGATCCAAACGGAAACACCACTGCGTCATCTGTCACATTTAACGCAGGTGCAGGAACGGCAACCCCAGATTGGGCTTTCAAGTCAAGGTTCATTTCTGATATTGCATCGGGAACACCATATACATTCTCTGTTTGGATGAAGGGTTCCGTTGGTGGTGAAAAGATCGTGGTGCGCGGTATGGCAAATACCACTTACACTTTGTGTAATCTGACCACAAAATGGCAGAGATTCGTGATCACCGAAACAGCAGCGACCACATCAGGAACCATACAAATAGGAATACGGCAAGGGATTTCGGGAATAGGAACAATAAATTCTACAGCCACTGTATATCTTTGGAATCCCCAACTGCAAAGTGGTTCTTCGTCCACTCTGCTGACATCCGTGAGCGGAGGCGAAATCGACCACGCATTTTACAACCGTTCCTACTACGATGTTGATATTGACTCAACCAAGCAGAACAGCACTTTCTATTTTGTAAATTCAATAACAAGCGAGTCCTTGTATCCGTATGAAACAGGTCTTGTGGGTTTCCGAAGTAATCGTGGCAGCACGGGATCAGAAAGAATTGCATACAATCCGTATCAGACAACACTCACTGGAGTATCACTGCAAAACATAATAGTGGGAGAATGGAACCGATCCACGGACAGCAGAATACAGTCCTTCCACAACGGAACAGAGGCAAAAAATCTGTCGATCACTACATCACGCAGAATAGCAAGACCAACAAGCCCCGGCGGATCAAGTCAGTTCAATATTGCTGCATCAGAATCGGCATACAATTCGGAGCCTGTGTCGTTGAGCAGATTTGGTTCGTACCTCCTGCCCGTCTTGGACAGCCCATACGGGATAACAAGTGCAAACTTCGTGTCTTATGCTCTCCTGAACCCATCGTATTCTTTCCGTGGAGTCATATACGAAGTCATAGTCTATGATCGTGTTCTGACAGAAACCGAGCGACAGGTGGTGTATTGCTATCTTTCCAAGAAGTACAGGCTTGACGATGTTCTGCCGTACTCGTACACATGCTCTCATCCAAGTGCAGATGTGATTGGATTTGCGTATTGGGACATTTCAAAACACCCGAACGCAGCAGGAAGCGCGAACATTCTTGCCGGAACTTCATTCGGAAACATCACTATTCAGGACTTCCTTAATCTGTACGGAATCATTTACAAATCGGCAGGAACCCGCCTGTCTGACGGAACCGTACTGACCCAAGATACATATACGGTACTCGGAGAATAATGTAATGCCTCTACTACTCAAAGCATCCATCAAGAGAACATACGCAGAAAATCTTCTGAGTGATGTGGCTCTTAACCGTGGTCAGTATTTCTTGTTTGTAGCCAAATCTACCCCGTGGGATGCCACAGCAGGGGCAAGCGCAGACATTATTCCTGTTACGCCACCGGACACCGTTCGGGATGAGTATGATGTAATGCACAGCATCATCGGATACAAGAAACTTGACCCAAGCAAGATAGTTTTTGCTCTTGAGCGCATTCCTTGGGAAATAGGCCCATATGATGCTTATGAAGACAACGAAGAGTTGTTTAATGAAGACGCTCCGAAGAATTTTTATGTGGTGACATCAGCAAACAACATATACAAGTGCTTGAAGGCAGGCAGCGGAAATTCCGTTGTTGAACCTTCGCACACCAGCACCACGCAACTAGAGTACAGCGATGGTTACATATGGAAGTACCTTGCCACCGTGAAAGAGTCTTTGTTGCCGTATGAGATTACGGACTACATCCCAATAACATACGCTGTTGTGCAGCAGGACACTCTTGGAACAGACACAGAAACAACACTGCAATTCAACGCACAGCAAGCAGCAGTCAACGGACAGATCACAAGGATTGATCTGTTGCAAAACGGAATAACAAGTGGCGGTGCTTCGGCTGCGGTGTACCTTGGAAGCGAATATGGGGCCCAATTCGCTGTTGGAGTAACCGGAAGCACGGCATCCACCGCTTCATTTGGTGTGGGTGACTACTACACGATTTCATCAAGCACCTTCACAAATTCATTCAGCCTGCCTGTCAGTGACATCAACAATTACATTGGCTATGTTCTTCGTATAGTTCGGGTGTCGGGAGCGGGAACCAATCCATCAGATGTGAACAAATACGGAATTATTCATGGAGTCACGGCAAGTTCCAGTCAGTACACATTTACGGTTCGGGGAGAACACGAACCATTTACCTTTACATTCCCCGGAGGCAGCAGCCAAGTTTACTATGATATTATTCCGTATGTTCGTATAAGCGGTGACGGTTCCGGTGCTTATGCTTTCCCTACCGTTGGAGCGACAGGAACCAGTGAGTGGAGAAGAATCACCGGAATCGAATTGATTGATGGGGGTGACGATTATAGCCAAGCAACGGTTGAAGTGGTAAGTTCCAAGCAAGACGGAACTTCAGGCAATACCGTTCATCCGCAGTTCACTGCCGTGCTGTCACCAAAAGGCGGTCACGGATCAAACATACTGAAGGAGTTGAATGTTCGGGATGTCATTCTCATTACAACAATTGATGAAAACGATGAAGAAGTCATCCAAACAGGAGGAAGTTACCGAAAATTCGGCATCATCCGTAATCCTGTGCTGAATGACGGCAGCGGAATCATTGCGGGTACACAGACTCCCTACTACCGCGACTTGACAATGCTGTACCTCGGAAGCAGTTACTCTACACTGGCAGGATTTCAAACAAATTATTTCAGCGGAGAAGCAAGCAATTTTGTTGTTGGCAAAGAATCTTATGCCACCTTCCCCGTGGTTGAGGCAACCGCATATTCGACAGCGGTGGTCGGAGAAAAGCGAGTTCAGATAAAGGTAAAGAATTCACCGTCCGAACCCATCACATGGCTTGATAGACTAAAAAACTACGAGTTGTCCCTTTCGCCATCAAAAAGTGGATTCTTGGTCGGAGAGCGAGTCACGCAAAATATTCCTGCCGGAATTTCTATTGCTGCACTTGGTGGCATCACATACGCTTTTGGAATCAGTGCAGAGGGCACGATCATATCCGCGACAGACAAACTCATTGGCATTCGTGTCACCAAAAACGCATTTGTGAAAGGCTCATCAAGCAGTCTGGCAATAACAGGATACAACAGTGGAGTAACCGCCAGTGTTTCGGGAATCAGTCTTGCTTACGGAGAACTATTGTATGTGAACCGTGGTTTGTCTCTTGCTACTGAGGCAGGTTTGACGCGGGAATTCTTTAAACTGATTAGTGCCAGTGTTCCGTATTTTGAATCTGCAAGCGTTCCATCGTACACAGGTCTTACGGTTCTACGGATGAATAAGCCTGCGGGACTTGCCGATTTCACCGACACCACATGGGAAAATGGAGATTTCATACAACAGGGTGTGAGTGGTTCGTATTTGTACGATTACGCCAATGGAACTGTGTACGGGTGGTCACGAATAGACTCTTCCACCGGACTGCTGTATGTCACAGAGCCGTTCGGTATATTCAAGAACTCGGCTGATGGCAATGGACTGACTGCTTCCCGCTTGAATGACGAAAGCGGTCAGATCAATCTTGGATATCTTGTTGCTGGTGTTTCTGCCCCCGCCATAGACATTCACTCCGGGGAAATCATATACATAAACAGTATCCAGCCCATTCAGCGACTTCCCAACCAAAGTGAAGAATTTAGACTACGAGTAGGATTCTAAGAGGTAAAAATGGCTTACGACCCCAGCATTTTTAACATCTCGCCGTATTACGACGATTTTGACCCCAACAATCGTTTTCTGCGAGTGTTGTTCAAGCCCGGTTATGCCGTTCAAGCCCGTGAACTGACGCAACTTCAGACGATCCTACAGAATCAAGTTTCAAAAATTGGCGATCACCTGTTCAAGAACGGTTCTCGCATAGTTGCAGCACCCATCACGGTGAGAAATGCCAATTACCTTGGACTCAACACCGGAACAGGAACCCCCTTTGCTGCCTTTGATTCTAATGATTGGGAGTCTTTGGTTGGCGGAACGGTGTACTTGGGGGCAACTGCCCAAGCAGTGATTGCACATGTTCTGCCTCCTGAAACGGACGATAAACTGTTTTTGGTGGTTGATTATGTTTCGGGGTATTCTGGTCTTATTCCTTCCAATGGTGTTGCCCCGTATGTGAACGGAGTTACCGTTGGTATAACTGCTGCTGATGGATCTTCATACACTCCATTTGTTCCAAAGGGAGCAACATACAACGGACTGTGCAAACTGGTCACCGTTGATGACGGTATTTTCTATGTTGACGGGTCATTTGTTGTCAACGAGCAGCAGTCGTTTGCTCCTTATTCCGTGAGTGGCGGGGAGCGTGATCTAAGCGGAACAGTTGCGGGAGTTACTTTTGCGGGGATCGACAAGAAGGTTGGATTCTCTATTTCAAGAACCACTGTTACTTCTGATGAAGACAATTCGCTTCTTGATCCGTCTTTTGGATCACCCAATTACAACGCTCCGGGAGCGGATCGTTATGTGATTGATTTGACTCTGAGTCAAACCGGACTAGCAGAGAATCCAGACGATTTCATCGAATTGGTCAGATTTGAAGACGGTAAGATCACTAAAAAGGTGGATCGCGTTCTTTACTCTGACATCTTGCAGACACTTTCCAAGAGAACCTACGACGAGTCGGGTTCCTACATCGTAAATCCTTTTGAAATCACGGTTCGTGAATCTTCCGCTCCCGAAAACCTTGAGGTGGTGATCGGGCCAGGAAAAGCGTATGTCATGGGTACGGAGGTTGAAACCAAGTATCCAACCATTCTTGGCATATCAAAGGCTAGACAAAACTACACCGAAAGCGGTTCGTTTCAGTTCAATGTAGGAAACTTCATCGGCGTTAGCATGGACAACATTCCAAGCCGTATGGGTGCTACAGCGTATACTCACATGAACAGGCTTAACGGCGGTTCATCTGTTGTCAGATTCAGAAACAGTGCTGGTGCAGTGGTTGGTGAAGCCAAGGTTCACGGATTCATTCCACGGGGCGTTAGTGCTTGGGCAGGATTTGTCACAAGCAGCATAACAGCAGGACAGTACACCACGGCAGGAACACCGTACAACATGTACATTTACGGTGTTTGCTCTGGTTCCGTCATCAGCGGCGCGTGCAGTGCCGTTGTGTATGGATTTAGCGGAGGTATTGCTGGTGTCACCTTTGCGGTGTTGACTCCTGTTTCGGGCAGTTCTTTTGGAGTAATCGGAGCAAGCGCAAACGACGATGGATGTTTGGTGTATGAACTTTCGCCCACTCAGGGTGTAAGTGCTTTGAATTCTTTCGTATTTTACGGAAAAGCAGCAACCAAGTCTTCGTCCTTGTGGACTGGTTCCGCATCCGCAAACTGGATAGTTGGTGGATTCACGGGAGCCACATTCTCGTTCAGCAGTGCCGAGTTTGATTTGCCGTCTATTCCATCAAACATTACCGCAGTTTGGTCTGATGCCATAACAACATCACATACCACAAATGACACCCTGTTGTCACAGTACACAATAATTTCCGGTGGAATAACCGCAGGGTTGGTGATAAACCCCGGAGTCCGCGATGGTTCTGTTGCATCGGCAGGAATCTATCGTGATGGAAGCGGATATGTAAAGTTGTCCGTTCGTGGATTCCACGCAGGGTTTACTGGGCCTGTCAGGATCATTGCTCCATACAAGTACACTATTACTTCAAGTGATTTGGTCAACACAAATGCCATAAACGCTTGCAGCAGGACAAAAACCTCTCAGGTGTACAGCAATGCAGGAACGGTAATTCCAACACTTGCCAACATAAATGGACGGGTCGGATTTACTCTTCCCAACTTTGATGTATATTCTGTAACGGAAGTTCGCAGAGAAGGCATCAATATTACCGATGACTTTGAATTGGATGACGGGCAAAGAGACTCTTTCTACGACTATTCTGCGCTGGTGGTGAAGAAATCCAAAGAAGGAACCTCCGTTCCGGGATCTTCTTCATTCACATACTCACTTGGTCAGCAACCAACTGGAGTGTCGTTTGCGTACAAGTGGTTCCGTCACGAAGGACTTTCATTTGGGCCTTTCTTGGGCAGACACGCATATGTGGGAATAACATACGGTGATATTCCCCTGTTCACCAACCCTAAGACCGGACGCACCGTTTCTCTGGCAAATTGCGTAGACTTCCGCCACACGGGACTTACTTTTGATGCCGTGGTTTCCAAGCCTTATGGCGTATACGAGCGGTTTGACGCTTCGTACCCGACCGGAGCAACATGGTCTAATTACTTGCCGCGCATCGACCGGATCAGCCTGAAGATAAACCCATCGGATTTGTCTACATCGTTTGCTGTTGATACTGGAGAGGTGGGCGATCTATCTCCGGTTTCGCCTCCCGAAACAGAAAACTCACTGACTCTTGCCACTCTTGTTGTTCCGGCATACACGCACTCTGCGAAGGATGTAGTGGTCAACAAGAACGATGTTCGCCGTTTCACTATGGCAGACATACAGAGTGTGGAAAAGCGGGTGGATGAACTTGAGTCTTTCACCAAACTGTCGTTGTCTGAAACGGAAATGGAATTCACTTCCGTGAAGTCTGCAATTGACTCTTATGTTTCTGTAGGTGGGGTGACATCCGCCAGTGTCTATTCTCTTTCGACCGAACCCGTCAAGACATCCATTTACACCGATGATTTCTATGGTCATGCTGGTGGAGATGTGGCAGACACGAATCACCGATGCTCCGTGGATTACGAACACGGTGAAATGCGTGCCATGTTCATACACAACGACCTTGAGTTGCCTTCGTTGTCAACAGGAACATATACGAACACCACGGTTTCTCCTGACGGTCTTATCACCTTCTCGTACACAACGGAAGAATTGCTTGACAACAGCGGCTACAACAACAGCATCAAGATCAATCCCACCGGAACGGTGAATTGGCTTGGATTCATCGACCTGACGAAACAATACGAGCCGTATTTCGAAACTTCTGTCAGACCCACGGTGTACTCCAACAACCTGTCGGAAAACGACAATTGGGTAGCGTCAAACGCTAACAATACTCGCGGATTCGGAACACAGTGGAATGATTGGGAATACCTGTGGACTGGGTTTGCCATCAGAACCGATGCAAAGGACGACATTCAAAAGAGAATTCTTGAAGCACCAAGAACCAATTCCGATTCGTCCATCCCTACGGTGAATTCCGGCAACGAGCGCATGTCTGTGCGGCGCAGTGTTGTTCCGTTGGACGAAAAGACCGGGAACATCCTGACCGCAAGCCGACTTGTGGGTAGAACTCGTTACCGAACCCTTGACAATCGGATTGTTGACCGAACTGTTGTTCCGTACATTCCAGTGAATCAAAACATCGGTGTCACTGCATACGGATTGCGCCCGAATTCCAGCGGTTTGGGTCTGTATGTGGACGGAGTGTTGGTGAAGAGTGGGCTTACCACGAACGCAAACGGAACGGTTGGCGTTACCTTCTCGTTTACGAGCGGAAACAACCTGTCGGGCGAGAAGTCCATCCGCATTACTGACAACTCAAGCACCCAAAATGCCACCCAAGCAGCAGACAAGATTTTCTACTGCAAGGGAACAGTGGATCAACGAATTGACGGAGTTTATTCCACAAGAAACCCGGAGTACCGCCGTCAGACAGTTACCAGTGAAGGCATCATCAAGGATCCGTTCAACCGAGAGGTTTCCTATGATAACATTCAGGAAACCATACAGAACAATTCGTGGATTGATCCTCTGTGCCAGACATTCGTGGTAGACAAGAAGACATATCCCGAAGGAATATTTGCCAAGAGCGTGACTCTGTACTTCTCGGCAAAGGACAGTGCCCTTCCGGTCACCGTGCAGTTGCGTCCAACCGTGAACGGCTATCCGTCACCATCGGTTTCGTTCCCGTTCTCCACCGTTACCCTCATGCCCTCACAGGTAAGCACGGGAACCGTTGGCACAACTACAACTCCGAACGGAACCACATTCACTTTCAGCAGCCCTGTGTATCTTGAGCCGGGAGAGTACGCAATTGCTGTCATCACGAACAGCAAGAACTACGAACTCCGGGCAAACGACTCAGGCATCAACCTGACCACAGGTGGGCGCAGCAGCAATCCATTCGTGGGAACCCTGTATCAACCCCAGTCTGTTGGGCCAGCCGCGCAGAACCTGTCAACGGACATAGCCTTCAAGGTTGACATGTGTTCCTTTACTGCCAACTCCAGCGGAACTGCCAATTTCGTTCCCGGAAGTCCGTTCATGGATGTGGCAAACTGCCAAGTCCTGAAGGTAAGCGTTCCTGTGATCACCCCCACGGGGTGCAATTACTCCATGAGAATTGATCCTGCTGCATCTGCCAGAACGGTGTACAACAACCAAAACACATATCTGACATCGGTGTACACCGCATCTCAGAATTTTGGATTCTCGTTGTCCAAGCCGTCCAAGACCTACATTTCTCCCGCCATTGACGCTGGTTTGTTCTACGGAGTAGGGGCAGAGATGTTGGTGACAAGCACCAACGATCCCAACACCCATACAACCACACCAAGTTCTTCGTATGTGTCCAAGGCAGTCAGCCTGCCCGATGAACTCGTGTCCAACGGCATTTTCGTGACCGGAGAAGTGTGCTGCCCCACTGGTTCTGAGGTTCGTGCGTATGTCCGGTGGTCTGACAACGGCGAATCCGACCTGTTTGGCAAGTCGTGGGTTCAGATGACGGCTGTTAACGGCATCGGAAGCCCCCGGTTCCCGTTCACGGCTACCTCTAATCTGTCACGAACCGAATACGATTTCCGTCCCACGCAGTGGGCATGGTTCAACACGGGTTCCACGGTTCGTGCGTATCAAATACTGCTGATGTACACCACCACATTGGGTGCAACAGCAAAAACCTATTCCAAGTTGCCAGCAACACGAAATCTGCGGATGTGCAGTTTCAGAAGCGTATGAGCGTGAAATATGTGAAAAATTCCAGTGGACGGGGGGTGCTGCTGGCTGACAGAACGGCTCTTGCTGCGCTTTCTGAAAAAGAAGCACTGCTGAACACCGTAAAGTCGCTTCAGGCGCAGATAGATAATCTACAGGAGCGAATAGCACGATTGGAAAACGGCAAGAAGGAATAACCGATGCCCGGAAGCACAGGACCAGACCTAAACACATTCATTATTCCCGAAGTAGAATTGGGCGACACCTTCAATTACTGGAGGGACACCACCAATACTGCTATTTACAAACTGAACAAACTCAAGATTTACGATGCAGTTGAGAGCGGTTCTATTGGCTCTACTTACGGTTCCACAGGCGCGTGGAGAGCGGTTTTACGAGACACAGTTACAAGTGGACACACATTTTCTTCTGCAATAGTATTTGCTGGCGGCATCACTGCTTCTGCCGTTAACATCACCACTGGTCTAACGGTGGGTGGCAATCTAACGGTGTCTGGCGGTTCCACTTTCAGTGGTCGTGTTGATGCTCAAAGTGTTGCGGTTGTTGCTGGCGCAACCGTGGGTGGCAATCTAACGGTTTCGGGTGGCTCCACTTTCAGTGGTCGTGTTAATGCTCAAAGTGTTGCGGTTGTTGCTGGCGCAACCGTGAGCGGAAATCTTACTGTGAGTGGCACAGTTGCTGTTGGTAACACACTGAATGCGTTGGGTGCAACTCTTTCCGCGCAAACAAACGCTGCCATACGAACTCGTAGTTCTGGAAATGCTTTCGAATGGGGAAATCCCAATTCTTCTGGTTACGCTTCTGTTTTAGGATCACAGAACACCAGCGGTGCTGCTTTTGTTGGATTGCACTGTGAAAGTGGAACCGGAACCAATCAGTACAGGACTAGAGGGAATACCGGTTGGGTGTTGGGATTGCCCAACCTAACAACACAAACCTTTCAGATTGGGTGTGTTCCCAATCCCAATGCGGACAATCAGGATGTAACCGCTCATATCAAGATAAAAACACCCGGACAGGTAATAGTCCAGAAAAATCTATCTGTTGGAACAGACACCGAATCGGTTCTTATTACTTCATATGGAGAGTCTGTTACTATTGGATCAACTCAGGGCGGTACACTGGTTTTGCAAGACACCGACACCACTAGTGGCTACAGAAACAAATTCTTTGTGGCAAAGGACGGTGAATTGATATACGGAAGAGCCGATGACAACGGCACTTCTCCCTTAAAGCAAATGGTGATTGACCAAGCCGGAAGTGTGTCAATTGGTTCGGCTGCTGCTATTGCTGGCTCCAAATTGAATGTGCAGAATGGCGATGTGGTAGTACACAATACTTCGGCTAGTGTTACGGTGGGAATTTCGTGCGGTGCTGCCGCCAGTGTTTCGCAACTTCGACTCAGTAATGATGTTGGTCATGCAGGCTTCGTGTGGTATACCGGAAGCAATAACTCTACATACGGCAATTCCACACTAGCAATATGGAACAACAACGGCGCAACACTGAGTTTTGCAACCAACAACACTATGCGTATGCAGTTGCAGGGGCAAAACCTGTATGTGATTGGAAAGGTTGGAGCAGGAAATCCTTCACTTGCGTCAAGCCCCGCTCAATTGCAAGTGGGTGATGGTGCTTCCAAGCAATACGAGGTGTATTCTTCTACTGGTGTGATATCGTGTTCGGCGTGGGATCGTTCCATCAACAATTACCTAACCCATGAACTACTTGGAGCAACCCTACAATTTGCTACTGGAACAGACACATCCAATGATAACTACAGACTAACCATTACCACAAAAGGAGATGTGGGAATCGGAACCACAAATCCCGGTGCTTCTTTGGATGTTCGTGGGTCGGTGTTGGTTGGATACAACACAACCGGAAGAGTTTTGGGTGTTTCTGGAAACATAACTCTGTCTCGTCAGAGTGGTTTGCTGTTTCACGATGCCGATGACTCCCACTATGTTGGTTTCAAAGCACCAAGCACTGTAACAGGCAATGTCACATGGACTCTGCCTGCAACAGACGGATCACCGGGGCATGTGCTGTCTACAAACGGTGGAATTTTGTCGTGGAAGGCTGCTGACGGTGTTACGGGAACGGACACACAGGTACAGTACAACCAAGGCGGCGCACCCGGTGCAACAAGCAGTTTCCTGTTCCACTACAACACTGCCGCAGGATACAGCGCAGGAACTCTTGGTGTGAGCGGCGGCGCGTATGTGTTGGGAAATGTGGGTATTGGTGTAACAGGGCAGAACATTGGTCGGCGCATCATACACGGAACCGGAGCAAACACGGCGCGTGGAAAACTTGAGGTGGTTGGAGACATTCGCATTCCTAGCGGCGGATTCTTTGTTAACTCTAACATCACAGTGCCTGCGGGTGTGTGCGGATCAATCGGAAGCACGGAAAATGCAATTATGAGCGGAACGCTCACCGTTGCAAGCGGTGCAACACTGACCGTTGAAAGCGGCGGATCACTGGTAATTCTATAAGAGGAAGCCATGAGTACCATTAAGTCTGATTCAATTCAACCAACACTTGGAACCAACAACCTGATCTTGAAGACAGGCTCGGCAGACACCGAGCGCATTCGTATCACCCCAAGCGGCGTGATGACGGTTTCAAGCACTGTGAGCAGCACATTCAGCGGTTCGCTTACGGTGAGCGGTGCTGCCAACATGAACGGCAGGCTTGGCATTGGCGCGGCACTCAGCGGAACTCCGAACAGCCAACTTGAAGTGGTTGGTTCAGGATACGGATCACCGCAGTTCAACACGGCAAACACCACGCGCAGCCGAGCCGCTGCGGAGTTTGGTTCGATTGTTACACAAACTCGGCTTTTCGTGGGAACTGTTGAGAACGAGCAAGCAGCGTGGCTTCAGGTTCAAAACATGTCAAACAATCTTGCGTACAGCCTGTCTCTACAGGCAGCAGGCGGTGGTGTGGCAATCGGTGCAACCACTCCCAGTGCGCCGCTTCATGTATATGGTGGGCCAAGATACGCGCAGGCAGAAATCCGGTTGACCGATGAGTATGTGAATGGAGCGGACTGGGGAATTTTGGCACAGACCAACAATTCCGTAAAGATGTTTCGCATACTTGATCGCAGACTTGGAGCCAGTCCATCAACATATGTTGACCGATTTTGGATTGACCAATACGGTCAGGTTGGAATAGGACTGACTAGTGGAATGTCGCCGCAAACATACACGAATAATACAGGCAGTACACAGTATTCGTCTGTTCTTTCCTTGATTGGACGAGCAACCGATACAGACTCAGCAGACGGTCGCATAGAACTAAACAACCCGAAGACATCATCTGCAATAACGACATCCACCACATTTGGACGAATTTTCTTTGTGGCAGGAGGACAGGCAAACGACAACAAGATAAAAGCGGCAATCACTTGCGTTTCACCGTCAACTGGTGCAAATGGTGGTGGAGAGATAAACATCTTCACGAACAACGGCGGTACGGCAACCACAGCCGAAACAGTTAAAATGACCATAGCCAGAACAGGAGTAATCACATTTCACTCATATGGAGCGGGAACGCTCACCACCTCTTCCACCGGAGTTATAAGCGCATCAGACGGTCGCCACAAGACCAAAACACGCTCACTTGACAGCGGTTTGGACAAGGTTTCCCGCCTGTTGCCCACCTACTATCGCTGGAACGATGACTCACCCTTTGCCCATCCATACGAGGAACTGGGATTTGTGGCACAAGAGGTGGCAGCAGTCATTCCCGAGGCATCACCCGAACCGGAAACAGCAGAAAAATTCAAGAACTACAGTGATCGCGCAATCATAGCAGTATTGGTGAAGTCCGTTCAGGAACTCAAGGG